AAGGATATCTTGTGCCTGATGTTACTGGTTTAACTCTATGCCATACAAAACTAGGAAATACAATAATAGATCCTTTTGGTAATATCTCTTTACATTGTATACTATGTTTTGATTCATCTCGCATATGTGGATCATAGTTTCTAAAATCAAATTCTAACTCTCCACCTTTATATTCTGAACCATCTGTTAACTGACAAGTCATAGATAGTTTTCGAATTTTACCGTGTTCTAGATTTCCTGGTCGATCATAGGGTTTTGGCCAACCATCTGAATGCCAATCATAATATTGATTTAGTTTATATTTTGTAAACTGACAGGACTCACTTCTCTCCCAATCAAAATTCCAACCAGCCTTACTATTTGCTTCGTGAACGTATGGGTGTAATTCTTTATATATCCAAGGGTCATTAAGCCATACTAAATCTGACTTTCTTTTTCTTTGCATATTTAATACTTCTTGTTTATTTAATTCTTTTTCACCAAACCCACCTGTTCTAGCCATAACTTCTTTTTGTGCATTAGCATATTGTATTACTTCATCACAAAATCTTGGTGTGAGTGCACTTTTAAAATACCAATAGTAATTAGATATATTCATATGTTATAGTTTGCACAAAATTTAAACTATCCTTTTGATTGTTAGTTAAATAATACATATTAGTTGATGGAAACATAATAAATTTATTATTAGTCAGTGGTATATCCCAGCTTCTTCCTTTACGCCTGTTATCTTCATAGTGTATTCTAACACTACAATCTTTGACTTTAACGCCATATAACAATGTGTAATCTGGAGAATTTCGTAAATCCACTGGATCTATATTTAATAAAGGAATTGTGGTCTCGCTAGGTTTATAAATATTACCCCACGTTTCTTTATTGATTAAACTAAAATCATACTCAAGATTAACGTGATCTCGCATATAGGTATTTAACATATCCCAAGTTCGTGAAAATGGAAAATCTTTGTTTTGAATTACTGATTGTAAAATATCGCCTGATAATTTATCTCGGTCAATGTCCCAATCTTTAGGCATTGCCACATCACCATAGTATAAAGCTTGTTCAGATAATACTTTCTTTTGCATACCACATACCTTTTTAAATTATGCTAAATCGTCTGTCAAGTCCCAAGACTGGCCTGATTCATTCCAATAATAAATCCATTGATTAGTACCAGCTTCGTTTTGTGATTGTTGTTCTGCAGTTAATGCAGGAGCATCACCAATTGGTGAATCCCAACCAGCAGTTGTCATATTTTTTACCCAAGATGGAAAAGGTTTTTTAGGCCAAAAGATTTGATCATCTTCGTCCCAAGTATAACCTATACCTGCGTAATTTCCTCTAAATGCTTTAGAGTCATCACCTGATTTATGTTTGTTGCCTGCTGTATTGTAAGATGTTTGAATCCACATTTGTGCAGGCCAGTTGTTGTGTGTTTCTAACCACTGTTGACCTACTGTTTCATCCTCAACACCATCAGCATTTAACATCTTATCATTATCCATAGTTAACACTTGAATAACTTTTCCGTTAGCTCCTAGTTTTGCAAAATGTGCCATAATGTTTCTCCTTATATATTAATTTTAATTACCATTCAACTATTGAAATTTATATCTAATTATTACTATACCAGAACCACCACTTCCACCATTAGAAAGACTCGGTGCTCCTCTTCCTCCACCGCCACCACCGGTGTTTGCTGTTCCATTCGCACTTGCTGCACAAGTATTTCCTGGACCAAGACCAGCACCACCACCACCTGATCCTCCAGTTGGAGTGTTAGGTGTTGCGTTTACAGCTCCTCCTCCACCTCCAGCTCTAGCTGTTGGTGTTCCGTTAATTGTTGATGTCCCTCCGTTACCACCTCTACCAAAATCTCCCCCACCTGAAGAACTTCCTCCAGCATTTTGTCCTAATTCTGTTGCTCCTCCACCACCACCTCCGTGAGTGTGTGTTGATGGACCTCTATTTCCAGTACCACCATTATTTCCTTGAGGTGGACTAACTGAAGGTGTATTTCCTGAACCCACAGTACCACTTGGCCCTGGAGTAGTTGTTCCAGCTCCGCCTCCTGATCCACCATCTTTACCAGCAGCATTACCTGTTGGTTCACCGGCTCCATTACCAGCTCCACCACCACCTGTAGATGTTATTGTAGTTGTCCCTGCAAAAGTTGTATCAGACCCTGGAGTTCCTCTTCCTGGACCACTGTTAGAATTAGCACCTCCTGCACCCCCTGCACCAACAGTAACAGGATAGCCTGTTGCTGTGACTGGTAAAGCAGAAACACAAGCACCTAAAGGAGATCGATCATAAGATCCAGCCGCTGCTCCGCTAGATTCTCTATACCCACCAGCTCCTCCACCACCACCAAAGTGACCACTGCCTCCACCACCACCACCTACTACTAAATACTCAATTGTGCTTGACCCTGCAGGATTACCTACAGCACTTACACAAAAAGTTCCTGGACTTGTGAAAGTATGCACTTTAAAATTTGTACAAGCAGTTGTGATTGTTCCTCCTGTTGCAGCAATATAAGCCGCCCCTGCTGTTGAAGTAGTGTCGTCATTAATGAAACCCCAACCTTTTGTTGAGTCCATAAAAACTAATGTAACAGAAGCGCCATCAGTGACTAAATCTGTGTTTTCAGCATTTCCATCCATATTTGAACCATTTCTATTTAATGTAACTTTGTTAGTTCCAAATGTTCTAGCATAATCTCTAATTGCAACAACGTTTCCTGCACTCGGTGATGCCGGTAGTGTTACAGTTATGTTAGAACCACCACTTGTATTTACAAAATATCCTTCATTACTCACTGCTGTAAAATCAGCAGTTTTAATAGATGTTTGCCAACTAATACCTCCTGTTGAACCAAAACCTGTTTGTGTTCCGTTGTTAGTAATTGTTGCACCACTAGGAATCGTAATAGTGTCACCACTATCTCCTAACTGAACTGTACCACAATTTGTTCTTGGACTTATTTTATTTACTTTTACTTCACTCATAATTTACCTATTGAAATTTATACCTTATAATTACTACACCACTACCACCATTACCACCAAGTTGATTTGCAGGATTACCAGTAGATCCGCCAGCACCGCCGCCGCCACCAGCTCTATTGCTAATTGCAGCATTACCTGCTTCACCATCATCACCTCCAGCAGCACCAGAACCATCTGGGCTTGGATTACTCGTTTTAGGACCTGACATACATGTTGCTCCACCACCACCTCCACCAGCATAACCTACTGGACTACCTGTAATATTTGATGTTGCTCCTGCGCCACCTGTTCCTGTAGTTCCTGACGGAGTACCTTGAGTTCCTGCGCCAACAGCTCCACCACCTCCTCCTGCTCTTAAATCAGGTGGTGCATCAACTCCTTGTCCTCCAGAATTTCCTTGAGGAGGAGTTACTGGAGGTGAATTTCCATTTCCTCCTGAGCCTGCTACTTGTGAAGATCCTCCACCACCAGATCCTCCATCACCACCATTTCTACATGAAGGTGCAGAAGGATGACCTAATGCTCCACCTCCACCACCTGCTGCTGCTGATATTCCTGCGAAACTTGAAACATTACCATTTCCACCTCGTTGTGGGCCCGTGCCAGGATGAGTTCCTCCTGCTCCAACTACAATTGGATAAGCCTGAGCTGTAACTGTAACTCTATTTCCAGGTGTTGAAAAACCATCTTTAGGACTTGCTGTATAAGAATCTATTGGTGAATTTTTAACTTCTCTAAAACCACCGGCACCACCGCCGCCACCAACGTGTTGTGATACTCCTGCTCCACCACCAGAAGCACCACCACCAGCTATTATATAACTTACAATATTATGTTCTGGAGCTGGAGGTTCTGTAGCAACACAATTAACAGTGAAAGTTCCTGGTCCTGTAAATGTATGAATTTTGAAATTTCCACAAGTAGTTTCTGTTCCACCAGTTGCTTTTATAAGTGGAGGAATTCCTGTTTTTGTGTCAGATGTTTCCTGAACGTTAATCCAACCTTCTGTTGCATCAACGAAAACAAACGTTGCTGATTGACCATCTGCGATTAATGTTGTGTCTTGTGCTATACCACCAATTTTATTGGATCCATTTGGTGATATTGTTAAATTGTTTGAACTAAAAGTTCTTGTGTAATCAGCAAAAGCTACAATAGCACCTGCACTTCCAGCAGGTAAATTTGCTGTAACAGCTCCGCTTGATGTATCTACAAAATAACCTTCACCATCTACTGCTGTAAATGTGCTTGTCTTAATACTACCTGTTTGCCAATTAACAGAACCTGCTCTACCAAAACCTGATTGTGTTGCACCTGATGCAAGAGACACAGTCCCACCACATCTACCTATTGTAACTGTAGATCCACAAACAACGATTGGATTAGAAGCTCCAGATCCTACCGTTGTGGTAGTGCCACATCTTTTAATAATATTTGTGCCACATGCATTTTGTATATTGTTTACTTTAATTGTACTTGTCATAATTATTGAATTTTATACCTTATTATTACTATACCAGATCCACCTGTTCCACCAGTTGTTGGATTAGAATTACTATTACTAAATGCTCCACCACCTCCGCCTCCAGTATTAACTGTTCCAGCTACTCCTGAACCTGGACCATTTGAACCATTTGTATAACCAGCACCGCCGCCTCCGGCTCCACCACATCCTTTTGTAGTTTCTCCACCACCACCGCCGCCTCCAGCATATGCTGTTGGTGTAGCGTTAATTGAAGTTGTTGCTCCCGCCCCACCATCTGCACCATTATTAGTGCTTACAGGACCTCCAGCAGCTGTTGCACCACCACCTCCGCCACCGGCACTTGTAGCACCTGTACTTCCATTCGATCCTTGAGCCGGAGTTGTTGGAGGAGTATTTCCAGATCCTGCTGTGCAATTATTTGCACCTGCACCTCCACCTGATCCACCATTGCCTCCATCACCTTCAGGCGAGGGTCCACCAGCACCACCTTTACCACCACCTGCTGATGTTATAGTTGAAAATATTGAATTTGATCCAACTGTTCCAGGAAAACCTGTTGTAAATGGGCCTGTTTGTGCTCCACCTGCTCCACCTGAACCAACTGTAATTGGAAAAGCCGTTGCTGTAACTGTGATTACATTTCCCGGAGTGCTTGCTCCACATAAAGGACTAGCTGTATAAGGTGTTACTGGAGATTTTGTTTCTCTAAAACCACCTGCACCTCCACCTGCACCGCCTTCCAGATTATTAGTATTGTTACCAGTTCCTGCACCGCCTCCTCCACCTACAACCATATATGAAACTACATTATTTGGAGCACTTACAGCAAGAGATTGAACTGTAAAAGTTCCTGGTCCTGTAAAGGTATGAATTTTATCATCGCCTGATGTTGATTCTGTCCCACCCGTAGCTGTTATGAAATTAGAACCTACATCCGCAAAAACATTATCTTGAATTGATCTCCAACCAACTGTTGAATCAATATACACTAAAGTTATACCTTCACCTTCTGTGCTTAATAATACTGAACCTGCTCCCGTATTAATTTTTTGACTACCAGCTGGACTTATTTTGAAATTATTTGTATCAAAAGTATTTCTATAGTCTTGAAAAGAAACAATAGAACCAGCAGATCCTGTTGGTAAAGTAGCTACGACTATACCACCATTTGTATCTACAAAAAAACCTTGACCATCAACAGCTGTAAAATCTGATGTTTTAATTGATCCTGTTTGCCAGTCTACTGTTCCTGTTCTACCAAAACCTGATTGAGATGCTCCACTTGCTAAAGCTATTGTATCACCAGAAGCACCTAGTGTTAAGGTAGTTCCGCATTGTGGTTCAATTGTATTTACTTCTATTTTTGACATTAAACTACTACTACCGTTCCTGTTATTATTTGAGTTCCAGTTACTGTAACTGGTCCTGCTAACACTGCATTACTAATTGTTTGATCATCCGATAAAGTCGCTGAATGATTAAAAGCATAAGTTGAAGCCGTCATACTTGCAGACGGAGCTCTAGATGCAGGATAAGTACAAAAAACATTTTTTGTTCCTGCAGAAAAATCTACTTTACTATCAGA